TCATGAAAGTAACATTAGACATGTCCCAAGAACTAATGTCTTGATTGAAAGAACTTGCTCCGTCGAACGCGTAAGACGTGCCTGTAATACCTTGAGGTATAGTCGTGGGAACCTCTGTCAAATTAACGCAGTTCATGAAAGCCTGACGAAGGGTTGGGGTCACTCCACCCCCTGCTGTAAAACCTGTCCCAAACGACAGACACTTAGTCAACTCTGGGCGAGCAACATTGCCCCCAAAATTTGTAAATGTTCCGCTAACACGAACCTCATACACGCCACCAGATGAGTAGGTGTGCGTCTTTATCCCTGTGGTTGTGTAAGCGTTAGAACTACCGTCACCCCAATCAATCGTGGCATTTACCGTGCCATTAGTAAAAGGAACCTCAACAGTCAGGTCGCCAAGAGATGTGTCAAATACAAGCACAAGGTCAGGATCAACAGCAGTCCCCTTCGTAATACCCATCAGCTTCCGTGCGATACTCACGCCATAGCCTCGCCAGCGAGGAAGCCATAGTAGGTCGTACCACCGTCCTGCGTGTAGAATACAAACACGCTTGTAGTGCCACTAGCAGGGGCATCAGGTGCGGTACCCGCAGCCCAGTCAACTGAGGTAGGCCAAGTAACTGTCACAGTGGCAGAGGGCGTTATCTTCAGAGTGAATCCATAAGCAGTACCACTCGCAGGTGGGTTGCTGAAGACGTACGTTGCATTAGCAGAAGGTGCGTCCGAAAACACGTTACCAGTAGATAGGTCGAGAGTGCCTGTAGAAATGCTGCCGACTACTTCACCACCAGAGAAGGCTGTGGCTGTCACTACGTTAAACGTAGGGCTGTCATTAGGCTGCACTGCACTGTCGGCAAGTGTACCTTGTGCTAGAGTTGCTATGCCTGCCGGTGTAACTTTAGATGATAAAGTAGCCATTAGATTGCCTCCTCAGGATACGGGTGCCGCAGTTTGATCTCTGCAATCATGTCCAGCCATTCAGCCTCTGTTGCAGACCCTCTCTGCCATTGGAAAAACAGCGGATCGGCCTCAAGCTGATATGCGGCCTGACGTGCTGCCTCTTGCTGCTCTCGGGTAGGTGCAGGTGGCGCAGGCGGATCAAGCACAGGCTGACCATCAGCAATAGCGTCCAGCACCATCTGGTAGTGGCGGTTGCCCGCAGCTTCTGGAACAGACAGGGTTTGACCATCAAGGATGATCTCGTAGCCGTTTGCGGTCTTTGTGATTTGGGTGATCATGATTATAGCTCCGCATCTGCTGTGTGGTAGTGATAGTCAAGATACGCACCGTTGTTTATGTTAGTAAAAACAGAGAACCCGTGCTTGGCTGAGAAACTTCCAGCAGCACCCAGAAGTGATTGAGTGCCACCGCTCACGTCTCCGTAAACCTGTAGTGTCGGTGCTGCCCTCATCGTCACTGGGTAATCGTAAGATACCTGAGCAGCGCCAAAAGAACCTGTAGTGTTGTAATAACGCTTATATGGGGCTGATGTCGTAGTGTCGGTTCTGTGATAGTACCGCTGACACCGCGCCAATTCCTGCCCGTAGCTGCGATGCTCGAATGGGGTGGCGGTGTTGCCTACTTCGAGTTGGACGTTAGCAATATCAAGAACGACATTCTCGCCGTTGTTTGGGTCGAGGCGAACCTGTAGACAATTTCCAGAACCTATAGTCTTGCCGCTTATGCTAGGTAGTGTTGTTGTGATAGTAATCTTTTGCCACGATGTAGTAACAGACCAAGCACCTATGTTTATGTTTACATTTGACGAACCCCCAGACCCGAAATTCTGTATAAAGTATCCCCCCTCAGCGATAGTTTTAGCTGAGTCAGCCTTTGCCCAAAACGAAAGGGTACATGTTTGACCCGCAAGGGTACGTACACCCTCTACAGGCTGAATTATCTTTGCGTCTGCGGGGAGTCCCGTCAAGGTAACCCGCATATAGTTTTTAGGTTCGTCGGGAACATCTGTTTGCCCAAGAGTAAACGCCTCTTGTGTTACTGCTACGGTCCCAGACGCCCCCGCATCTACTTGCCATCTGTCCAACGTATACCCAGAAGTACTAATAGAAAAACTCGTCCCACGCTGCGCCACCTGCATGGCACCATTGATAATCAAGTTACGATTACTCAAAGGCCCTGCGCTTGGGTAGTTGTTACCGTTCACCACAAGTGATGTAGCCGTGACTGTGCCAAACGTCGGGCTGTCGCCCTCTGAAACAACATTGCCACCAGCAGCGCCTAGCTGCGTATAAATCTGCCATGTCGTTCCATCGTAGGTAAACTGAACAGCCACCCCACCGATGTTCATCGTCATGTCAGCAGCATCACCCTCGATAGTGGAACCATTGCGTCCTACGGTGAGGTTTGTAGTTGCCCAATCACCACCGTCAGCAATGACAACAGTGTCGCCCACTGCTGGTGAAGCTGGCAGGGTTACAGTGAAAGCACCCCCTGTGGTATCAGCAATGACACCCTCGTTAGCTTCCATCGTGACGTTAGCTGTGTGACGTGTGTAAGCGATACCACCAGAAATGCCCGTAAGAGCAGCGCCATCCCCAGCGAAGGCTGTGGCTGTTACGGTGCCGTCTACATCAAGCGCAGTGGAGGGGTTGTTCGTGCCGATGCCCAACCTGCCCGACGAGTCGAGGCGCATAGCCTCTGCGCTAGTAGAGTCATGGAAAGTTAGTTCCCCTCCGGTATTCCCAAAACCACCTACGAACGTGCCGTCGTTCCGTATGCCCATCGTCAAACCATCGCTGCCCATGCGGTTCAACATCATTGCATGGTCGTTCATACGAGCAGCAGCAATATACCCTGTTTGCCGTAAACCAACGCCAGCTTTTGTGGCATCGTTGTTGGCGGTGTAGATTACAAATGGGTTGTCTGTGGTCGCTGGCCCGACCATATAGTCGCCAGATGCGTTGAAGTTGGCGCGTTGTGTGTCGTTGATCTTGAAGTTTGCTTTATTTGCAGACGTATCATATGCGATAGCGTATGACTGGTATGGGTCGGCTTGGGTATCTGCAAAACGTAATGTTGCGGACCCTTCACTATCTTCGGTGATGAGAACTTCAGTATCTGTACCATCCACAGTCAGACCAGTAAGCGTAGGGCTGGAATTGGTCTCCACCTTGTCGGTGTTTAGGTTCTCGAAGTTGGCATCAACTTCATCGTGCGTCAGCGGCGAACCCTTGCCCGCGCGTGTAACAATCGTCGCCATGTGCCGCCTCCTTAATCGAGTGTGATGTCAACGTCACCTACGGGGAAGCGCAGGACGTCGCCCGTGTCGATTGCCTTGGCCGTCGTGAGCGCCGCGTAGGCGATCTGTGCGCCGCCAGAGGAGGCGTCAAACACCGCAACGTGGCTGATGGTTCCCCACGACCCCGTGGCAACGTCAAACTCAACAGAGCCGCTGTTCGTGGCTGTATCGCCCGTCACAGTGAACGTCACAGCCTTACGGGTGTACCCGTTGCCGCTGATCTCCGTGCCGCCGCCCTCGCCGGGGTTGGACGTGAACAGGCCCAGATACCAGTTGGTCGGGCGCGTGACGCTGTCCGCGTTGAACGCAAACTTCAAGACGATTGTCTCGTAGGTGTTAGAGAAAGACATTTAGTAGCTCCTAATTTTCATGCGCTGGCCTGAGCCGCCGTGTTTCGCCTTGTCGCTGTCTGCGTTCAAACCTGTGATCGCGTTCTCGTACAGTGAGCCCCAGACGCCAATACGGGCGTCGTCGCTCAAGTACGGCGCAGCCTGTAACAGCGACCCATACAAGTACGCGTCAGGCGCATACGTCAGCAGCCAGTTTGTCGTGGCCGAGTCGGTCAGCGCAGGTACAGTCCCGCGGTAAAGCATCGTGACGTCACACGTGCCCGAGGGCGTCGGGTACAGCTCCAGAGACCCCGCCGAGATAGAATAATACTTAGGGACGCCCACAACGTCAGCACTGCGCGTCCGTTCGTCCAACATCGTGCTGTACGACATAGGCTCAAGCTCGGCGGGTCCGTTGGTGGTCGATACGCTCAAGCGAATAGGGCTGAGCCAGTCCGCGGGCAGGTCCGAATAGCGCGCGTCAATCTCAGCGTCGCTGCGCGTCTCCTGACGCCAGTGCGAAAGGCCGCGGTTCATCTGCGCTTCAGCAAGCGAAATGAACGTAGGGATAACCGCTGTCAGGTCGTCGCGCAGCAGCCAATCAGCAAGTGAAGCCTTTAACTCTGCGTATGTTGTAATAGCCATCTAGCTCACCACTTTTCTTTGTTGGTCCATTAGGTGCCGTCCCCTTGCGCTGGCTGGTTGCCTGCCGCGAGGCCCAGTAGGCCGAGGCCGCCGAAACCTGCACTCAGGTTGCGCAAGTGCGCGAATGCTGGGTCAAAGCGGGCGAAGCGGGAGCGTATATTGGCGGGGTCATAAGAAGCAGTGACCCGATTCCCCAATGCCTCTGGGCCAGAAACCCCCGAAAATCCTGCATCCGAAAGCACGTCGCTCGTATGGGACGGACCAGAAAAATTGCGCATTTTCTGTAAAGCCCAATGCCTTTGCTGATACGGGTCAAGCATAATCCCAGCCACAGTACCGCGCGGGTCTTCTACAGTAACAACGCCAGAACTCATGCGTTGGACATCAAAAAACGGGTCGTCGCCGTAGCTTTTCGCTATCTCATTTGCCGCGTCGCCCAGCGGCTCCTCAAGCACAAAAGGGCGTGGCTCCCTAACCATCAGCGGCAGGATGTTGCCGCCTTCATTAAAAACCGTTTCGCCATCAATCGTAGTGCTAGGCACATACCTTTCAGCCCTTGGGACAGCGGTTGTGGTGTAAAAACCTGATCCCAACAGGTCTTGCCCGTTACCGAAAAAGGCTGGGTCTACCGCGCTTATATCTGCGCCTGTTCCGTGTAGACTTGGCGAAAACTCATCTGCACGCGCGGCTCTGCTTGCTTCATCCATTGGCAGCGGCGTGTTTGCAAACATATACTGATCGTCAGCCGCAGTCATCATTTCCTCTGTCACCTCGTCAGCGCGACCCGCTGCGCGCAAGTCTAAGATGTCACGCGCCATAGCCTCAGAGGCGGTGCGCGGCGCAAATGACGCGCCCATAAACGCTTCCTGCGCAGCCTGTGCGCCAGTCAAGCCAGCGCGGCCTGCGACTGCTACAGGCGCAACCACGCCCGCCACTTCAGACAACATCTCACCTGCGTCTCCGACGCGCTGCATTGGGGTGCGACCGGGGGCCGTCATGCGCTCCGAAGCTTGCATTGAGCGACTAACGCCCTCGACGGGGTTCATGCTGGCAAGCAGCCCCAGCCGACTACGAAGCTCAGGCGGCACGTAGTAGCCTAAATCGCGGCCAAAATCATCAAGAGCGGCGCGTCGTTGCTGACCAGCCTCGCGGGAAAAGAAATCCAGAATGCCCACTACGTGCCTCGCTTATTCGCTGTCTTGGCGGACTGCTTAAACGCCTTGGCGCTGGGCGCACCCTTGCTGCCCGCCTTGCGCATCTTTTCGCCAGACCCTGCCGCGATGCGCTTACGCTTGGCCGCGATGTTGCTGTATAGACCGCGCTTGGCTGGCATTACTTGTACTTCTTCGCCAGACACGCGCCCGCGCGCTTACACGCGGCTGGTGTGGGGCATCCCTTGCAGGGCTTGAACGTGGGGGCTTTTGCCATAGTAATAGTTCCTATCGTGGTGCGTTGGCGGTGGGGATGCCCTCATGGTGCAGGCGCACCATCAGGCGGCCAAACGGATCATCAAGCGGGTACGTATACACCGGGGGCGTTACGACTGGCTGCCGCTGGAATGGCACGGCGAAGCGGTCAGCGTAGTTAGGCTCCGCAGCTAAAGTAGGCGCAGGCGCAGTCGCTGTGTAGGCAGGCGCAGACCTGCGTACCGACATCGGCGGGCGCATCTGCGGTGCAACCGAGCCAAGGCGCTCCATGTAGCCCATAGGGCGCACTCCACCTGAGTTTAGGAGTGCCCCGAACAAACCGCCGAACGGGCCGCCTTGGAACGTGGGCCCCGAGCGGTTAAAGCCACCGCCGTCAACCATGTCGCGCGCAAAGCCGCCGATGCCGGTCCGCATGTCTGGCTCGCCGCGCTCGCGTGAGCCCGCTGGGCGTGCAACAGCGTTAG